GTTCAGCGATCCTATTGCCCTCACTCCCGGTGCATCGTTCGACGTTGGTGCCGTGAATCTTCCCCGCGTTTCTCAGCAGGGAACGATTTCCGTGTACCAGGCCGGACCGTTGTCCGTGAATGCGGGCTCTCTCCTGCGCGTGACCGCTTCCCATCAATACGGGAGGCGCATTCGCAGGGTCCTTCGTTGTGATTACAACGACAACGCGGGAAGCACCCTCATTTCGGGGACGACTTCGCCCCGTAGCATGTCTTGCTACGTGGTGTTCGACCTTCCGAACGGAGGGCAGTTCAACGCGACGGATCAGCTGTCGCTTTTCAACGGCCTCAAGGGCACGTGGTCTGCGACGACCGATGCTCTGATGAAGAAGGTTCTGGGTGGCGAAAGCTAGCCAGGTCTTCCCATCTGCATCGGGCTGATCAGGAGCTGGGCATCGGCTAGGACCGTTTTCCTCTATTAGGAGGTTACGTGAAAAGCCTATTGCTGCTCTGGAATTCCATCGCCGATGATCTGGCGGTGAGATGTCGCACTAGCGCCCACCATGACAGAAAAACTGTCAAGGATCGGTCGAAAAACGAAGGGTTATCTTTTCTAACGATAACCCTCCCAAACTTCGCGAAAGACTTTGAACTAAGTCTCGAGCGAGGTTTTGTGGGGAACGACGTTTTTCTTAGTTTCAAGAAGAACGGGAGTCTCCCTGCCTTTTTGCAGGGTTTCTCTTCCCTTGTTTTCGACCGTAAGAGCGGCGCCCTACTTGATGACCCATCCATCTGTGGGATTCAAGCCGTCCGTCAACTTACGTTGATGTTCGGCAAGATTCTCATAGATTGTAGCGACGACAGGAATGCCGCCGCTTTCGATGAGTTCGTCAAGTGCGAAAAGGAAGTCGAGGAAGGGATCGGCACGCGAGACTATTCTAGTTTTCGACGTGTCAGAACCCTTCTCTTTGGGACGGCCTTCTCCAAAGTGGACAGCGATGTCTACTACGGGAGGCTTAAGCCCAAGCATGGGCCTGGTGCTACTGCTGATCGCCTCGTTGGCAATCAAAAGTATCACCAAGTTGAATGGCCCATGCGCCTCGAACCATATTTCCCGTTTGGGGAAATGGTTCTTCCAAATTGGTCTTTCCGAGACCATATGGATGAGGTCGACTTCCTTGAACCCGAGGCGGAGAGACCTGTAAGGGTCATATCCGTCCCTAAAACGATGAAAACTCCACGAATCATCGCGATCGAACCTACTGCGATGCAATACACGCAGCAGGCTCTTTTGCGATCTTTTCGTGATGCGATTTCAGGAACTATTCTGGATCGCTATATCGGTCTAGACGACCAAACGCCTAACCAACGTCTGGCTCGTTTAGGCTCTGAACTTGGAGAGCTTGCGACACTCGATTTGAGTGAAGCTTCCGATAGAGTTTCATCTGAGTCCGTATCCGTTCTGCTCGCAGACCATCGTCATTTTCATGACGCTGCGTTTGCTTGTAGATCGACGCGGGCCCAGCTGCCTGGCGGAGATGTCATATCTCTCGCCAAGTTTGCGTCTATGGGTTCGGCCATGTGTTTTCCTATGGAGGCTGCAGTTTTTCTTACTGCGATCTTCGTAGGGATTGAACATGACCTAGGGCGCTACCTCACCCCTCGCGACGTTAAGTCGTTTGTGGGGAGGGTGCGTGTCTTCGGAGACGATATTATCGTCCCCGTGGATCATGTGCGCTCCGTGATTGAGAGCCTTGAGTACTTCGGTCTCAAGGTTAACATACGCAAGTCTTTTTGGAACGGTAAGTTCCGGGAGTCTTGCGGGAGGGAGTACTATGACGGAACGGACGTTTCACTGGTCCGTGTGCGTCGTCTTCTTCCCTCATCACGGAAGAACGTTCAGGAGATCATTTCGACTGTGGCACTCAGGAACCAGCTCTTTCTCGCTGGTTTTGAGTCTGCGGTCGATATTCTTGACCATAGAATGCGTAGAATACTCACGCATTATCCTATGGTACAGGAGAGTTCTCCTGTTCTCGGCAGGTTGTCTTGGTCTTCTGTTAACTTGGAAGCCAAGATGATCCATTCTATCCCGAAGGTAAAGGGATGGATGGTCCGGCCCGTTATTCCATTTAATGAAATATCGGACTGGCCTGCCCTGCGCAAGTGTTTATCCTCTCTTGAGGACCGATCCGGCGCTGACTTTGTCAGTTCCGGTGACCACTTGCGACGTTCTGGACGCCCCCGAGTCGTCGACATCAAACTCGGGATGGGCCCTGTAGGAGTTTAATCTACAGGACGCTTCGTGCTCTCGCACGCGCGTGGGGGACCACCTAGGGCTTGCGACCTTTGTCGCAAGGGGCTTACTTTGCGGCAGCGCC